AATAGACATTGCCAAAGATACAACTTTATCTATCATGATTATACACTCCTATAAATTATTACAACTCCTGCTGGATAAACATAATTTTTTAAAAAAGAATCATATGCCAATAAATTATCATATTTTGGAGAGTTTACTTCTATGGTTATAATTCCAGACGACCCAGTACTAACATAGACATCAGTCCAAGATAATCCCAATAAAGTACATATTAAATACTTTATAGCTTCTGGTGTTCCTTTTTTATCAATATATTCTGATTTTGCTTTTACCGAAAATTGTCTTATATTTGGTAAAACATTGGAAAGTGGAGCTTGAGAAAAATCAGCACCATCAAAATAAAAATCTGCAAAAGCTTCTAAAAATATAGAATTTGAATATAAAGGAACTCTAATATTTTCCCATTCAAGTTGCGCTCCATAACCATAATCAATACTAAAAAGCCAACGTAGATAATTTTTAACAAGTAAAACTACTAAAACATTTTTTGGATCTGATTCATACTTTTTAATAATCCAATAAGGAAAAAGAGAATCTACTGTTAGATCATCGCCAAACCATCTTTTTCCATCAACATCAAAAAAATCAGAATAATATAAAGATTTGGCCTTTTCGACCATTTTTTCTATTTTATAACTTTCACTTACTGGTAAATTATTAAAAAGTAAAATCATAGACTATACTTTACGCTGATTCCTGCTGGTGTTTTATCTGAAAGATATAATAACAATTGATTCTGTAAAGACGTTCCTAATCCAGTAACATAAACTTTAACTTCTCCCAAAAGACTGCTAGTTACAGATATTTTTGTAATATCATCAGTACCGGATATTCCAGAATTTAATATTGCATTTTTATAATCTGCAATCGTAACACATCGCTCTGTAGAAGATGCTTTGAATTTTAATTTTGTTTTTGCCTGAGCTACACTGATTAAATCATAACCACCAGATGGTAATTCAGAGGTACCAAACGAAACATATGATGGAGCGTTTATTGTTGCACTGTTTGCAGAACTACCATTCGATTGTATAGCAGTTATTGTTACTTTATACTGTGTTGTTATATTTTTTGCAGTTGGTATATTTGTTGTTAAAATATAACCTAAATTTCCATTTATAACACAATAATGTTTATTATTTGAAGATGATATTTTTGAAATATTTGAAACTTCCGTCCATGTTTCAGTAGTATTTGTATTAGTATCGGTAACTTTAAATGTTATTGTTTCTGGATCTATTGTGTATGGTATTTCTATAGAATTTGTTGTATAATCATATTCTGTATAAACAACAACATTTCCAGAATAAAGTTTTATTGATTTTGAACTATTACTGTCTATAGATTCTTTATTATAAAAATAAACTTGTGAACCTTTTGTAGTAATTGCAGTGAATGCTGTATATGATTCTAATGTTGTTCCTGCAATTATAAGAGTTCTAGTACAAGCTGCTGTTTTAGTTGGTTCAAGTAATATTGATGAATTGGAAGCGATTCCAAGCAACCCATTTAATGTAGTTGCAGTAGTTGAAAAACTATTTAAATATCCATATTGAGCATAAATTCCATTATATGCCGTAGCTGTAGCAAGTATGTTTATTAACATATTTATGGCGCTAGCTGGATTATCATAATCTAAATCACCAATATCTTCTTGTTGTTTATAAAAATTAATCAAAGAATCTTTAATATCAGTAAAGTCTAAAGAAGCAACATTTAATTTTTTTAAATCATATGCCATTATATTTCTACCTCAATATAACAAGTTGAATCGTTTTGATTTCCTATCTTGTTAGTTGTCGTGTAATCTACTTTGAACTCTAACATAGAATTAGTAAAATTTATCAAAGTTACTTTTGTTTTCAATAAATAATAAATTTTTGATAATATGTCAGCAGCAAGTTTTACTTCAATTTCTGATTTATATATCTGACCATCAAATATATAAGTAAAGTAATCTGAACCGAGTTCTTTATCTGCTGGCAATTCGCCTTTTTGGGTTTTTGAAATGTTTTCTATATACTGGGAAATTGCATTAAATTCCGTAACAAATCCAACATCTTTTTTTGATGAAGATGTTTGTATTTTTTTAAATGTTATTTCAAAATCTTTAATAGCCATCAAAATATTTATATCAGATATAATCTCTTCCAATATCTCCTATTTGTGATAAAGATAGTGATGTTTCATGACTAGATGCAGTACAAACATGTTTGATTCCAACTATGTAATAGTATCCATTCATGATAGAATTTGTTGTCATATAAGGATATCCGCTCGCAGCATTCATATTCAAATAAATCAAATCTCCTAATTTTAAAGAAAAATCTCCAGCAACAGTAACATCTATTTTTTTAGCATATTTTATGGCATCTAAAAATTCTGCTCTGTTTACTGGTGTTTCTTTTGGAGTGTTCCAAAATGTAGCGTTATTTAATCTAAATTTAGCATATGAATCAAACATTGGTCGAATATCTGGACAAGAACAGCTGTAATCTGCAGCCGGAGATCCCCATATGCATCCCTGCCAATCTGCTCCAAGTTTTTCTGTTATTTGTTCACATTCTTTAGAAGGAGAATCAAAAAAAGAATCAACACCTTCAGTATAACTAATATCCATATCAGGTATGCTTGTGGCACCCTTCCACAAAACATATCCACTATAACCAGATGAACCACAAGAACCGGGGGAACCAGTTGTTGCTCCTATTGTTTTTATAAAACCTAATTGTTCTGCTATTGCTTTAATTGTTGGAAATTTTTTAAAACAATCATTAATAGTATTCGGAATTGCGGTCGCACCTCTATTTAAAAATGCATTTGCACACTCATAGGTGCCTTTAGAATTTAAAGGATAAAATGCTTCTTGGGAATAATTTGTCCCATATGTTTTTATTTGTTTAGGTTCTGCTTTTTTTGTATTCATTTTAGTTAAATTAATAATTTTATAATTTTATGGATTTCCAGCAGTTGGTCCAGTTGGGCCAGTATTTCCAATGGCAGTTCCATCACAACATCCATCTACAACATTTTCTACTGTAAAATAATAAACAAAATTTTCTCCGTCAGAATATTTGCAAAGTTTTACTATATGAAATATATCTTCCTCTGGTAACAGATTTGGTGTCTTGGCTCCAACAGGTCTAAAATAAAAACCATCAGGAAGACAAACATCAACCCATCCGGGCGGCAAATATGTTCCAGTTATACCTCTTTCATTTAAATTTATGGCCCAGGTTTCATCCTGAGTGTCTGAAGATTTTAATGAATCGTCTAATAACCATTTTTCTATTTGATGGTAATATGTAAATCCTGTAGAACCAGTTGCTCCGGGTGCTGGAGGAGAAGAGCCAGTTGCACCCGATGCTCCAGTTATACCACTATCATAGTAAAGTTTATTCCATTTATAACGATATTTTTTAGCATTGGCTTTTGTTGTTGTGGTAGGCGATACATTATCTATTTCATATTTTTGCAATAAAGCAAAAAAACAATCTTCTCGATTTCCCATACAACACAAAGAATAAAATATAAAATTTTGTAATTCTATATCTCTTATTTTAGTCAATTTATCTTGTGCACTGTTTATTTTTGATTTAAAAGATTCATATCTTATATCTAAAACTTTTGACAAATACATATCAGAAGCAATAGTAACTCCGCTGATATCGGGATAATTTGGATGAATCTCAGTCATATCAAACATATTTTTCCACATGTCTGCAGTATCTACATATGGCATTACACCAGTAAGACCCATCAAAGGTAATTCTGAATAAGGTTTGTCTAAACCAAATTGTTGACCTATATGATTTAAATAATTTTCTGCATTTATTGCATCTAAATCACTATAAAATCCCCAGTGTGAATCATAAACGAGCTGTTCTGCTCCGGGTATCCCCTGTGTTGCACCTGCGCTAGAAATGAGTTCAATGTTATATTTTTCACCTTCATCTTGAAACTGAAATGTTAATGCTTTTACTGAATAATTCGGATCAGCACTTATTCCGCTAGGAACAACATCCAAAAATTTTGGTGTTTTTTTGATATAATAATAATTTTTTGAAACATATTGAAAAGCGGGGTTTGATAAAATAGCATATGCTTTTCTGTATTTTTTACCATCAGGAAGTTTTCTTATAACATCATCACCTTCAAAAACACCAACTCTTCTAAAATCATTATCTACTGTACCATATGAAGGATCGTTAACTGGATCTCTATGAAAATATTTAAAATTAAATTTTCCAGTTAAATCAGTCCAAAAGAAAAAATTTGGTTTTTTATCAACTTCATCTACAGAAAATGAAGCAAGATAATTTAAATATTGAATTGTATCACCAGAAGGATTATGTTCTCTTGTTGATAACGCATTTAAAGGTTTATATAAAACAAAATTTGAAGTTTTATCAACAATTCCAGTAGAAAAACCAGTTTTTGTTACAATTTCTTGAACAAAGGAATCTATTTTTTCTAATACAGGTTTGACGTAAGAGAGATCTTTTATTAATGATGTATTTTGTACTTTTTTATAAACTTCCGTAGTAAAAAATATTCCGATAAAATTTTCTTCAGTATCTGAGGATGCGTTATTTAAATAACTTACAGAAGTAATATTAAAAGTAAAATTTGGATTATTGGATCCATACAAAACTATTGATATTTTTGTTATTTCAAATTGTAAAATTCTAGATACTATATCTTTTTTATCTTGAACTACTAAAACACCATTTGGGAAAACATCATTAATTGTTTCCACCATTTCAATTCTTTCAAATAAACATTCTGTATTTTGTTTTGCAATATCAACAGATTCGCTTCCATCTGAATTTTGTAAAAGAATACTTTTTATATTAGAGTAAGCTGGATTAAAATTTGACTGAGTATTTGGCATTTTTTATTTAAACTTTGCTGTTATAAAAAAACTTTTTGCTTTTCCAAAAAAAGAATTTGTAAAACTTTTTATAGTTTTTGATGAAGTGTTTATAAAAGATTCAACCGTTACATTTGATCCATTATCACCTGTAGTACCATAATTAAAATTTATAGATTCAATTTTATTTGAATCAAATTTAGATTCTCCAGTAGCTGTTATTTTAGATGTTACTGTAAATTTACCATTAGGTTTATCATAAAAATATAAAGTTTTTTCTTTTGAAGTTTTAACTTCTTGTGTATAAAGTAGTTTTTGTATGCTATATGATCCCCCAGAATTTGGATATATTAATACATAAGAATTGCCAGTGACACCAGAAACAAATAAAGTTCCATTTTTTTCTTTTTTGGTAATCATATCACTTGTTCCATAAAATTCATCATCAATTAAAGAAAAAGGACCATCGATGTTAAAATTTCCAACAGAAGAAAATGAAGCCGAATTACCACTATTTGATTGATATGGAAGAATTATACTTCCTCGGGGGAACACATAAGATGTTGTGCCAGAAAGATCTCCCGTCAAAGATATGTCATATTTTCCTTCTTCATTTTTATTAAAAATATTTGCATTTGGTGGTAGTATTTTTAATGGATTTATTTTTTTATTTGCTATAATAAATGACCAAAAACTGTCAGGATTATTATAAATTTTACTAGCCGCTTCAATTAAAGTACTTTTATCATCTAAATCTATAGTATTGGTATTTTCTTTTACTTTTGAAAAATCAATATAAGTAAAAAAATCAGATATAGTAAAGGAACCGATGGTACTTTCAAATTTTGTTTTTGGTAAATTTTCAAAATATTTCATAATATTCTTTAAATTGAATTGGCTGATATTTCTGATTTCGAATAAATTCCACCAGCTGCATAACCATCCGAACCACCGGGAACATATGTTCCTGTTTCAAATTCTGTAAATTGTAAACCTAAAAGTGTTACCGCCGAAGTGCCATTAGGCAACAATCTGATAACTGAATCGGAATTATCGTTTCTTTTTACCATAACAGTATTTAATACACACACTAACGGCGATCCAAGCCAATCTGCTGTAAGATCTCCTTCATCACCAAATCCAGTAGGTGCATTTCCTTTAGTAATTTTCATAGCCCATAAACTTTGGGGATAAGACCTTTCAGGAAGATCTGAAGCTAGTGTTGGATATGATGACTTATTAAAAGATCCAACAATTTGTTCTATTATTTTTGCCTCTTGTGCGTTTTTTGGAACTAATACATACTGGAAAAAATATTGTTTTCTTGCTTCTGAAATCATAGACATTTCAGCAATATTACTAAAACGCCTATAAGTTGTAGTGGCAAATACTCTTTCATAATATGACATGGCAGGTGCTGCCATTCTTTCTAATTGTCTTAAGGTTCCACCAATCCCACCACCTGCATTAGCTATAGCTGCTTTCGTTAAAATGGGACCAACCGGATTGCTATTACTTTCACCAAACTCATGTTGGACAACATAACCGGGTTCTTTGGGTAAAGGCAATTTGATATGATTAAAAGCTCTAGATATTACTCCAGCTCTAGTTCTTTGCGTATTTATTAGAGAATAATCAGCAGCATAAAAATTTAACCATAAAGGTTGTTCGGTTGCATAAGATCCCAATGGAAATTGATAGAAGGCCATTTTAAATATTTAGATAAATTACCTAAATATTTTGATGGCATACAAAACTAAATACAAACCCGAAAATAAACAAAAATATGTTGGGGATATTAACAATATAGTTTGTAGGTCTTTGTGGGAAAGATCTGTATGTAAATTTTTAGATCAAAATCAAAATATATTGAAATGGTCTTCCGAAGAAATACAAATACCATATTTGAATCCATTTGATAATAAAATGCACAACTACTATCCAGATTTTTTAGTCCAATTTAAAGATGGAGAATCTTTAAAATGTTGGTTATTGGAAATAAAACCAAAAAAACAAACTTATTTAAAAGAAAATGCTTCGAAGAAAGAAAAAATAACTTGGGGCATCAATCAAGCAAAATGGAATGCTGCAAAAAATTATTGTGATAAAAATAATTTTGAATTTAAAATACTAACAGAAAAAGAACTATTCACAAATGGCTAATCCACAAAACTCAATTTTTGAAATTAAAAATTTTTTTGGTAGGCATCTAGGACTGCAAAGAGACAATAGATATAGTATTATATTTGAAAATTTGCCACCAGAAGTTCCAGTTTTACCTGAACAAGATTTATATTCAATAACAAGTGCTGCTGGCGCAAGAGGTATCGATGCTATTGCTGACAATCTTGCTGGATATGGACCGGGAAGAATTGTACCTAGATCTCAAAAATTTGTTGGTGGAGTATTACTGACATTTCCAATAACGAATGATAATTTTATTGTAGATTTTTTTAATAAATGGTTTAATTCAATTTATTCTGGTGGAAGAAATGCAAATAATAAACCTTATCTTGTTCAATATTATGACACCCACGTTTATAATGTAAAAATGAGATTAAAAATATTAGATCCGAATGGAAATATAAACAAAACTCTTTTGTTTCATGAAGTGTTTCCAGTCGAATGTATGCCTTTTGAATTTAATATGGCACAAGCAAATGAATATTTAAAATATCAAGTATTGATGAATTATCGTGAATTTACTTTAATTTAAAATGGAATATCAAATGGATTTAGCAAAAGAAATAAACAATTTTTTACCAAAATATAAAACTACATTGCCCTTTTCAAAAAAGGATGTAACGTTCGTACCATTTAAAGTAAAAGATGCAAAAAACATTGCTACTATTTTACAAGAAAATAACAGATATCTTGCTTTTAATGCTATGGTAGATATTTTAAAAAGAAACGTAGAAGGAGTTAATGTTAATGATCTTTGTTTAGCGGATGCAGAATTTTTATTTTTACAAATAAGATCAAAAAGTGTTGATGAAATGTTAAATTTGGTATACAATAAAGAAAAAATACAGATTAATATATCCGAGATAAAGGCAACAAATAGTCTACAAAATGAACAAATATCAGTTGGAGAAAATTTAGCAATTATTGTAAAAACGCCTACTGTTAAAGATTTATTGAAGATAAATGGGACAGAAAAAGAAGATTTTATTAAAGCATCAATAAAAAATGTTTTATTAAAAAATGAAATATACGATTGTTCAAAATTTATGCCAGATGAAATAAAAGAAGTAATGGCAAATTTACCTTTAAATATCATAACAAAACTTGATGATTTTTTGAAAAAAGAACCACAGTTATATTTGTCAGTAGAAACTAGTGAAGGTAAGAAGGAGGTCTCCGGGTTACTTAATTTTTTTATCTATCGGTAAAGTTTTTTGATTTAGCTGATTATTTTTCAACTAACTTTACCATGATTAGCAAGTACAATTGGAGAATATCTGATATTGAAATGTTGGCACCTTGGGAGAGAGAAGTATACATTACATTAATTGTAGCCAACGAAGAAAGAAAAAAAGAACAAAACATGCAAAATTCAATAATGCAAGGAAATAATTTTTAATGAATGAAGAAAATAATATTTCAATGGATTTTGAAGCAGAGAGACAACTAATGTCTCCTATTATTAATGTTTTTAATGAAGAAATTTCTACCACAAATAATGTTTTATTTGATCCAAAACTACCAGAGTCTAATTTGATTCAAAGCGCAGAGTCTACGCAATTACCACAAACAGAATTAATTGTATCTTCAACAACAAATGAAACAAATTCAATAGACAATTTATTACCAGATTCAAAATTAATATCTCAAAATTTTAGTGTAGAATTGCCAGAATCATCTTTTATAGTTCCTACAGAAACTATAGATTCTTTCAGTTCTCAGATGCTCCAACCACAATTTTCTAAAACAATATCTCCATCAAATGTTGATGGTGATATCGATTCTTTGTATCAAAAAACTAAATCTTTAGAACAAATGATTTTAGATTTACAAAATAAAGGTGATGGTTGGTTAAAATCAAAAGAGAGAGATTCTTTTGAAGAAAGACCTACGGTAGAACCAACAAATTTGGTATTTGAACAAAGAAAAATGCGTTCTAGCACTATTCCAGAATGGGCATAAAAAAACCCCCTTTCGGGGGTTTTCTTTAATCATTTTCCATTTCGGAGAAATATTTTAGAGGATCTTTTTCCTCCACATCTTCCACAACTGAAGTCTCTTCAACATCATCCTCAATGCTCTTACTTTCAGCAAACTGAGCACGGATGTCGTCTCCGACAGACTTCTTGAATCTGGCATTCAACTCGTCAAAGCTCTTAAACTGACTCTTGTCAACGAAGGGCTTGAGCGGGTACTGCTTCTTCCAAATTTCTTCAAGCTTCTTGTCCTCGCCACCAAACAAAGGTGCTGGTGTCGCAAACTCGCTTCGGTCGTAGTTAACATAACCACCGACGTTGCGAATCTTAATTTTAAAGTCTGCACCGGTCCAAAAGTTAAAGGGGTCTACTGCAACTTCATCTTGGAATTCTGGGTGAGCAAGGCTTTGGATCTTCTGGAAGATCTTGGTGCCATACTGATAAAGGAAAACCTTTCCCTTATTCTCCGGATTGGCGGGGTCTTCGATGACCAAAATGTTGGAAATGTACGTTAGCTTACGCTTACGATTGCGTGCAATATTTTTGTCATCCTCAACACCACTATTCCAAAGTTCTGTATTTGCTGCACAAACAGGGCACTTTTCTCCAATAGTAGTAGGACAATTTTCATAAAACCATCCACCCTTGCCCTTAAACGTATGGCTATAAACTGCCACAAATGGGCTATCTTCATTTTCTATTTCTGGCAGAAAACGAATTACAGCGTATCCATTTCCCGCTTTGTCAATTCCGGGTTTCCACATTCTTTCATCTTTATAACTTTCTTTAGAAGTCATCTTATCAAGACGCTCAGTTAAAGATGCGACCGAATTTTTACTCTTCTTTTTAAAATCTGAAAAATTTCCCATATTATTCTTTCCCCAAGGATCTACCTTGGCCTTGTTGTTTATCAGTATACAATACAATCAATCAATAGGCAAACGTTTTGTTTTTGTTTTTTTTAAAAAATTTAAATCTACCGCTTCAATTTCAATTTTTTCTATAAGAGGTTTTGTTAACAATTTTCCAGCAGCATTTGGTTCAATATTCATTTCTTCTGCCAATTCTAATACACAATCCATAAATGGCAATTTTGTAGTTTTTACTCTCTGTAAAACTTTATTTGAAAAAATTTCTTTGGCAGAATCATCAATATACATAACTAATCATACTCCAGTTTTATTGAAAAGCAATATTAAAATCTATCTAAATATTCTAGAACTATTTAGAGGACAAAATGCCAGCAGACATAGACCCAAATCTTGTTATAGAAACTTCAGGACTTACCGCAGCAGTCGCAACAGATACTGTTGTATTTTCTGGCACAACGGCACACTTTCAATTAATAAAATTAGCTTATGGCTTGACTGGTGCTGCCACTATAGTATCTCCCACCAACCCATTACCAGTTTCTGTTTCTTCTGGTATGACTGCTACTATTTCGGGATTTACTGGCACTTTGGCTGTAGAAGGTGTTGTAGGGGGAGAACCCTTAACTATAACCGGCACAGTAATTGTAACAGGAAACACATCTGCACCAGTATATATTTCTCATATAAGCGGTTCCCCGGTGGAGGTTACCGGAGGGAGAATTTTAACAAAAAATACCGATGCTATTTCTGTTTTCGGGCCAGCGGGAAATACATGGATATACACTAATCTAGTAAATTCATCTGGAAATGCAATTGGCAACACTTCAAATCCTTTAATAGTACAACTTAGTGGGGTTACAGTCAGTGCTACACTCAGTTCTACCGTGGGAGTAACAAACGACAGTGCAACTAGTGGTTTGCGTGTACAAGGTCTTTCTGGTGGAACATCTTTAGCAGTCACTGTAGGTAATACTGTCGGTATAAATGATACACAAATTTTAAATTCTCTTAGCGGGATTTCTTCACAACTCGGAACATTAAATACAAATCTTTCTACTCTCGGTATTTCAGTTCCTTCATCATTTAAAACAGGAAGAGTATCTGTAACATCTTCTTCGGTAGTTCAAATGGATTCTTCTGGCTATACTTGTGAAAATGGGATAACAGTAAAAGCAATAAATGCAAATACCAATGTTGTTTATATGGGAAATACATCAGGACTGGTTGGAACTTCTTTTGGTCACGCTTTATATGAAGGTGATGAAATTTTCTTAAAATTAAATAATACAAATAAAATTTATTTGATAGCATCCTCAGGAACACAAATAGTTACATACGTAGCATCTTAAAATGAGTACATCTTCGTTAAACCAAGTAAAAACCATGTCAAATTATGGTTTTTACGTTTCTGGAAATACTTTAGATCCTATTTTTGCTAAAGGAAAGATAGAAAGCAAACCATCTATATCTTTTTATGGATCTTCTCTATACATAGATTATTCAAATACATCTAATATTTCAGATTTAGTATACCTAAAAAAAACTTTTGGTTCTTTTACTGCTGGTGTAACATTTTATATTCCACCTGTTCAATATTATGATGGAAATAATAATATACAAACTACTATTGGTGGAACGGCATATTTTAATAAATTAATAAATGGAGACCGTGTTGTTGTTGCTAACATTATTAGTGGATTTACTACTCCTACAAATTATAGTTTTTTTGAAAAAAATAATTTTATTAAAAACATAGAATACAATTTTTCTACTAGCCAATCTCTTACTGGATATTTTTTAGTAAATTCTATGCCAAGCATGAGTCCCAATAGATTTAAAGGATTGGGAATCATAGGGAGTATATTTAATTTTGAAGAATATGTATCTTTGAATGGTGGAACTGCAGAAAATGCAGATAGATTAAAGGTATATGGTTATTGTGAATTAAAAGACGGTCAAGAAGTAATATATTTTGAAAGTGGCGGAACAGCACAAAATTTAATAGAAACCAATTCTGAAATTAGTTTATATGTTCGAGGAGATCCAGATTTAATAACTGCACCAAAATATTCTTCAGTGCCTGTAGTATTAATATTAAAAGTTAAAAATTCAGGCTCTGTTATTTCTTGTTTTGAAAATCAAAGTTTCAATCAAGCAATACTAAGAAAAAATCAATTTGGTGCTGCTAGCTATGCTTACGCAATAATTGATAATTGTGCGTCGTGTATTGATGCAAATTATTCGGATCCTGTTAATGGATATAAAAATGATATTGGTGAATTTTTTAATAGTTTGATTTTTATCAAATTAACAAATTCATCTGTTGCATTTGCAACTTCAGCTTTTTCTGCAACACTGAATGTAGCATCAAATCCTAATATTATTATCGGTGGCGCAAATAATAGCATTATAAAAATTGATATAAGCCATCCATCGCTGATTGGTTACGATTTATTGATATATTCTGAACCAACAAGAAAAACTTTATTAAATATAAATCAATTTGAAAAATTTGGAAAATTGGGTTATATAAATTCTTTCGCTATATTAAAAAATTATATAACAAATAGTACATTATATTGCACTTTACAAAATTCACAAACTTCGGCAGAAGTACAGTTTACCATAAAAGTATAAACCCCTCTTTTGGAGGGGTTTGATACCTTCGTATTTAATACGTAAGTAAATTTTTAACGGCTACGATTTCGTACCAAACGGTAGTAGGAACGACCGTTGCGCGATTCACGTGTGATGGCGTAGTTCATGTCAAACCGATCAAACGCTTCACGGAGGTCATGCATCGTTGCGCGCATGTTGCTCACACGGAAACGCTTCCGTGCCTCTCCTGCGGTAAGGGTGGAACCCGAACGCATGTAATCAAACACTCTCTGAATCTTGGTAGGACGATCAACAGTAGTAATTTCCATATAAATTTCCTTTCTTATAAGAAGTGCACATAATATAGCACCCATTACTTGACTGTCAAGTATTATCCTAAATAATATGGACTGAGGAGGCTCCCCTATGAACAAGCGGAATCGTCAGTTTGTCAGGCATGTGAAAAATCATCTGGCAGAATACGGCATGAGCCTCGTCATTGGGCGTGGAAAAAAGGTAAACGTCGGAGGATACCGCTGTGTTGGTTACTTCGATGAAGGCAAAAAAGTTATAAAAATTGCAAAAAATTCACCAGAATTTATGTCCACTCTGGTACATGAATATTGCCATTTTCTACAATGCATCAAAAAATGTAAAATTTTTAAAAAATCAGACAATGCTGGTATTATAATAGATGAATGGTTTAATGGAAAAGAATACTCAGAACAAAAATTAAAAAGAGCATTTTTTCTCGTTCGTGCGATGGAACGTGACTGCGAAAAAAGAGCAGTAAAAATTATTAAAAAATTTAATCTTGAAATTGACAGCAAGATGTATGCAAAGAAAGCAAATTGCTACATCTATAGTCATTTTATGATGGAGAAGACTCGAAAATTTGACTCATACAAAAAGAGCCCTTATCGAAGTCCTATCGTGCTTAAAGTAATGCCATCTACAATGGCAGTTTTAAGTCATCGAACCATCCCACCTAAAATTTATTCAATATTGGAGTCATTCATCTAATGGTGGATGTTCGTTTACAAATTTTTTAAATGGTTGATCTCCATACGGCCATCTATCGTCTTTATCCATAAATTTATAGTGAACCAAAGAATCAAGATGATCTGAGAGCATTTTCAGAGTTGTGTCGTCTATATTCCATTTGACATTGTCCTCTTCATTTATTGCTGGAGCCTCTGCAGCATTGTGTTCTGCAACTGCAAGATCAGCAATCTTGGCAAGATTTCCAAGAATCTCTAAGGACTTGGCGCATTGATAAAAAAGATCCTTGTCTAGAGGATCTTCTTCTTTGCGAGCCAAGTTACGAATTTCGTAAACTAACTCTGAAATTTTCATAATTGTCTCCTTACGACAGTGTGAGGAGATACCTGGTTTTCTGGACAAGTGCAAGCATCTCATCACGTATATTTAACAGAGATGTGTGATCAATTGTTTTTTCTTTTTGTATTTCTTCTGAAAGATATTCTTCAAAAGATTTAAGAACAAAATCTGCAGTAGTTTTTTTTGGTCCATTGAATGTTAGAGAACTAATTTGAAATACTTCTTCCCGACCATTGATTCCAACATATGCCTCCGTAAATGCATCCAATAAAGGATCTAATCCTTCGTAAAGAGTTCCCAACGCAATATGGGCTGAATACGAGGATGTACCCCAATGATGGAGACGAATTTCATTTTGAAAATTTAAAAGTGTTTGTATACAATTCATGTTATTCCTTTTTGTTCTTCAATAGTATTTACAATTGCTTTTGCAGCACCTTTTATAGAATTTAAAGCATCCTTTGTATTAAAACCTGTCCCAGAAGATTTACCAAATTTTTTAATTGGGCATTCAAAAGAAGGCATCCACAATTTATTTGTTAATGCTGCTCTAGGATTTTTTGAACTACAACCACATTTAGTACACCAACCCAGTTCTTCTTGATCTGGTTTTGGATTTACTTTATTTGGACACTCTTTACAAATATTTTTTCTTTCTTCATATATCTCAAGAGAAACTTTTCCATTAAAAAATTGAGATCCTTCTGCTTTTCCATATGAAAGAGCTTTTTTAAGAAAAGATTCACTTTCACCATTTTCTTCGTCGACTTTTTCATTTATAGAAGGATTGTATACATTAGTTTGTGGAAGTTTTGATTTTAATTCTTCCAATGATGGTCGCAAAAATCCCGGAATATCCGGTGTTATATTTTTTCTTAATTCACATTCACTGCACTTTTTAATATTAGTTTCTTCATTTTTTAATGCACAAAATGAAGAACATTTGTTATTAATTTGCCAGTATACGCAATTAATTTTTTTATGTACAATTTTATTATTAGTTGTACATCTTTCGAATTGTGGTAAAACAATATTATTCATTATCTACTTGGACCTTTAGCCGTAATTATAATATGACTTCTGTTTATTGCAAGTGAATCTCTATTTGGATTTGGCTGGTATGTAGTATCAAAAGGCAAAAATCCTCTATCATTTTCTTCTACTTCATATTTTTTAATAGTAATGCTCAATCCTGGTGCTTCTGAGGCACATGATCTACCACAACCCAATTGTGGCCAAGGATTTATTGGAACATTCAAAGGCTCTAAACTATCACATTGCGCATCACTGGTATACCAAGCATACCTACTCCAACCAGACAAAGAAGCATAATCTATGCTTATTCCATTTTCTGGGCAATTTATATCTTGGCTTTCTACTTCTATTTTTAAATTTTCAATAAAATCTGGAGTTTGTAGTTTTCCTTCTTTTGTTCTTTGTTGACATAAATATTTTCTCCAATTTACAAATGATGGTGGGAATCCCCAACCATATCCTGCTCCAAGAGGACCACACGTTTTAAATTGATAACCATACTGACAATCCAAACCACCGGGACAATCATCAGTTGGTGTTGCAGTTTTTGTCCATAAACATTCTTCTCCGGGACCAGAATATTTTTGACAATTTGCTCCAGAATTCAGTGCATCAATTTCTAATGATTGTACACAACCACATGCATGATATTCTTGACAATTTTCAGACATACATTCTGACAAATAAGTTAAAGTAGAATTTGAACCGCCTGTCTGTAAGTATATTCTTTCTGTATCAAGTCCAAAATATTTTGGAGCAATCGAACAACTTGATAAGTAACATACTTCTGCAACTTCTCCCCTACCAACTAATTTTTCATCACCACAATCTTCACAAAATTTAGAAATTCCAGCTCTAGCCTTTGGGCCCATAATATTTTGACCACAAGACCAATAACCAGACCAAGTTTTGTCTGATCCGGCAACACCCTGTTCTATAGCAGAAGATTCTCCGGGGCAAAATACTTCATTGCTTGAACCTTTACAAAGTATAGTATCTTCACCAGTGCATTTATTGCATCTGCAAGAACTTTTACATCCAGGACAAATGGGCTCACACCCATCTCCATCTGGAAAACAACATGCGTCGTATCCACCAAATGTTCCTGTTGGATTTCCTTCTTCGTCAACATCTGCTTCATAACAAATTCTGTTTTCCCCGGAAGAAGGATTGTAACATCCACCCGGGCAGAATATTATTCCCTGACCACACGGATCTGGTTCATCTATTTGACAAACTGCATCTTGTTCATCACATGCACACAAAGAACATTCAACTGCACACATATATTTTGGTGCATTGGTGGGAAATGGGGTTTCATTAAACACGGGATATTGATTCATGTAATAACTATCCCTGCGGTATCCTTCTGCATCACCTATTGAACAAGTTGAGGATATCCATTCACAAGAATATTCTCCGTATAAAATACCACAATCATATGGTTCAAATCCCCTTGTAACTAATTCTTTTGCGTCTGAAATTGCATTGGGGTGAACTTTTAATCCAATATAAGAATTTCTATATCTGCATCCTTCTCTGTCAACAAAACTTGACATGGGGGATCCCGGATTTCCAGATGCGAATGGTATATCTGCATTTGCTCCAGTCCATCTTTTTGAATGTTCTGCCATTACATTAGATGCATTTCCCGGATCAATTACATCATCATTTTGATCTACATAAACAACGGGGCAGGATCCAGAACTTAAATAAGGTAATAGTTTATTTGTTAATCCAAATACACAATTATCTCCTGTAGGCCAAGCAGCTGGAGTTCTAAATTGCACCTCTGGATTTGCGCAAAGATTTACCTGTGATGGCATTGGCAATCCTTTGCTGTGGATTATCATTTTTAATCCACCGCTAAGTTCATTTGTTGAACCACCGGGCTGCGAATCACAATTGCAATTTGGATCAGTTGGAGAACTACTACATACAATGCACGACATTGCTTTTGTTTCAACTTTTACATCTAAAACAATAGGTCCTCTTTCTGCAAAAGATATTTTTCCTCCTATTTTATTTGTCATGCAATGTAAAAATGGATCTACTGGAAGAGGGTCCATAAATCCTCCACCCTCTAACGGTATTGGACAACCTGTTACACATTCATCACAAGAAGAAGGTAATATTCTTTCATATCTTCCTGTATTTCCAGTTCCACTAGATCCTGTTGGGCCACTGTCACCATAACATGGATAATGTGCTACAGACGATCCTGTAGGTCCAGATGATGCTGTAGGTCCAGATGATGCCGTAGGCCCACATGATCCAGAATTATTTGTTGAGGGTGTTTTATTTTTATAACCAGATGGGCAATCGCAACCTAGACTAGAAAAATGAGTTTCTGTTAATTTTTGAGTAACAGTTATTTTAAATTTTTTTTCGTCTGGTGTTCCTTCTTTAAATACTTTTTCTAAAGAATTTATTTGAACATCCCAATCTCTGAACACTCTCCAGACTTTTCCTTGATCTATATCAGAATGATCTAAAGTAAAAAGCACTCTAAGAGCATTTGTCGGTGTTTTATTTATCCACAGACCATCATCTTCGGGGCCAGCAGACCATTCAAATCCAGAAGCTTCTAATAATTCTATTTCACCATTTATGGCTTCACAATCCATACCAAAAGACCATTCACCAAAACTTCTTGCCTGTTCGCTATAAGTGGGTCTACAAAAATCTCCATATATACCACCAAAACCGTCAAAATCATAATCTGGCGGCGGGCCATCTTCCAATTCTTGCGCAAAAAATTTGGTTGGTACTACAACGTGAATACTAAATTTTCTCGGAAGCTGGCCTGAATTTGTTTTATCATAAACATCCCATTCTGGGGTTGTATATCTATGTGCCGGATCCCACCAACAAAAAAATCTTCTCTTTTCTTCTGCGGTATTATAATTTGAAAGTTTTTCACATGATTCGGGAACATCTTCCCAGCCAAATGGAGTTCCATTTGGATCTAATTCATAACATATTTCATCATTAGAACAATAAGATTTTAAACATCTCTGTGGGTTTTCATTTTCACAGGGATCTTCGCTTTCCCCATCGCCAATATTTGTTTCATCGTTACATGTGTCATTAAAAAGACTATTTTGTTCTGCGTATTTAAATCTGTATGGCCATGGGCCTCTGGGCATTTTTGCAAAACTTTTATTACAACCTTCATTACCTAATAAATCAACAAATGCATAACATTCTGTCAACTCTTCCCAATTTATTTTTTCACTTTCATTTACATGATAAGATCCAACTGCATCTGGATGCGCTCTTAAATTTTTTGTTTTTCCATCAATATTTAAATTTATAACTTCTTGGTAAGAACCATTTACTTCTTTTTCAATTTTTAAATTAAATAAAATATCAAAAAATGAATCATCATCATTTTCGATATTTGTCATATTAAGGCCGTTGAACCAACACGGATATATTTCACCATAATATAATGCATCACCCCAAACATAACTTTGTTCTTTTAAAACATCTGAGGGGGTTCTAAAATTTATATAAGTATCTAAATTTTTTACTTTTTTGCATTCCCAACAAGAATTTTCATCATATGTTCCATAACCTATTGCTGTTTCTAATGTGCCATCTTGTGAACATATGAAATTGGTCATCACATGACCGACACTTGGTATATCGGTTGTTAACGTTCCTATAGGATTCCAATTAGGTTGTCCACATTGTTCTAAATTGCCTTCATTAGCAAATAAATCATAACGATTATACCAATTTGCTCCAGAAAAATCATGGTCGCACCAACCTTCTTTAATATCACAACAACAAGCTTTTGTAGGCATAAGTCACCTCAAATAATATTTATATGTTATGTGAGAGGAGTCGGATCTATTTTATATGGTCTAACATCATCAAGCGAAGTATTAGTTAGGTTATTTATATCTGTTCCTATTCCACCTTGTAAAATTATACTATTAGGTGCATTTACATAATTTATAAAATAATTGTCTGCTGTTTTACCGGAAAAAGGAATTTCTGAAATATTTATTCTTCTATTAATAGTATAGTATGGTGGATTTGCAATTAAAAGCAGTTCATCACCGAAACTAATATTGTTAGAAGGTTCAGATGCATTTTCAATTACTATATCATTGCCACCTAATGTCATGCCTGTTCCAGCACTAAGTCCTGTAACTATTCTGTAAGTAAATCCAATGGCAAGTTTCATTCTCCAAACAATTTCTTTTTCATTTCCGGAATTATTGTTAACTATGTAGTAATGATACAATCCATTATAAGATGTGTCTGGAGCAGAATCACCCATCTTAAATCCCATACAAAAACCGTAGTTAACTGGAAATCCAAAAGTACTTCCGGGTCTTGGAGAATTTGCGGGTGTTCCTATAGTTCCACCTTGTGTAAATTTTCCTGCTGCAACTATTGTTTCTCTGGTTGTAGAAACATCGTCAAGTGTGGATGATTGATCTACTAATTTATAATATAGAGTTAACCCAGCAGAAGAAAGCTGTGCAACCGTTTTTGGATTATTTGTTGCTTCTTCTAATGTTAAAACTAAAGTTGTAACTTTTGTCGGAAATCCTTCAGATATATCTGGTGGAACTCTTTTATATGCTGGAGTCCAAGAAACAAAATTTGATGTTCCATTACCAAATGGTGGCAAATGCATGTAAAGATCATTTATTCTTGGTTGATAATATATCGAACCCGTATTGTATTCACCAGCAGAACCATTAACTTCAGTAGTTCTAGTACTGGGAATTCCAAAATTTTTGTATGTCATAATTCTTCTCCGATATAATTAAATTTATATTTTGTCAATTCTTCATTTGTTGTAGAGTTTTTTAATACTAAATTAAAATTTTCTTGTACACTATTAAATATTACTTTTAATTTAAAACTAAAAAAAGAATCAATTAAAATTTCATTATTCATTAATATCGGTTCTTCGTTCTTGATTAAATAAACTTCTACATTAGAAGCATTTTGATCTTTTACTAATGTTAAATAAAATATTTCTGAATTTTCATTTCCAGAAAAACCCACTGTATATAAAAATTCTGTACTATTAGAATAATTATATGTTGTTATACAATATTTCATTTAATTAAACATCTGTAATATTAAAAGTAGCTACGGTTGCATTTGGTGAAACTGATGTATTTTTCACTACAAATGATACCGGATATGGTACAGGACCATCAATATAATCTTCAAGCGCTACTATTTTAAATCTTAAATTGCCTGGGCCCAACGTTACTAATGCTAATTCTAATGTAGTAGAATCTGTTATATCGATATAAGACCCACCTTGATTAGAATATTGAAATTTATAATCAACCAAAGAAGAGAAACTGACACCTGTGGTGCCATTGAATACTCCAAATGAAAGTGTTACGGGACAACTATTTCCAGATAAAGTGGTAGCTGCATCAGGAAACAATTCTGCATCGTCTGCTGTGTAATCTTTAAACAAAATGTTTACAGGGTTTCCTGAGTTTAATACACCAACGGCATAATTACATGGAATAACTTTTTCTCTGCTATCGCCACTTAAAGTTTCATAACCGATTAACAATAAATCTTGCATAGAAATATTGGGCAAACGAAAACCATTGTTTACGTTCACCCAAGATTCATTGAGTTGATCCCATTTAAATGGGCCCATCGCAGTATTAATAATTTTTTCACCTGTTTTTGAAGGTAAGCCTGATTGCATACCTTCAAAAAATGTATTCATTGTCTTTTTTACGCCCATATTTTCCTCAAAAGTATTTATAAAATATTCAAACCATCATCAGTGGTGTAGTATATTTTATGAAATATTTCTGAGCACCATTTACTACATACGGCACATGGTTTTGAATTTCTAAATTCTCCAAATCGATTGAACCTAACATTCAACAATATAAGTTTTTTATCTCTCAAATTGTATGGAATTTTTCTAAATGCATCAAGTTCTGAATGCATTTCCCCACACCTATAACCCAATTTTACTGTTTTAGGATGTGTTTTAAAAATATTTTGACCTATTGCTACTATTTTTTTCTTGTAAATTATAATAGAAGTATGTTTTTTTTGCCTTTGCATAGCAATTGAAAGAGATTTTGCAATAGGCATATAATTTTCTATAATAGTATCAAAAGTCATTTTACGTCGTCAATTTTAATCCTCCAACTGTGTTTAGAGAATTTGTCGGGGTGACGATACCCTTATTAAGACTTGAATCGTATTGTTCTTTGAGTTCTTCTACTGGTTCTACTATAAACGGAATAAATGATTTTGGAATTTCTACACCTTTAGATGCTTTTGTATAGATTAACCAAGGCATTAAACCAATTTGGCCGTGTCCAACTGGAACTAAAATTGCTGGATCTTTTAAAATAAAACTTTCAGGAGTTTCTTCAAATCTTGATAAAATTTCTTCTCCCGAATTTAGTCTAAATACTTTTACATTCATATGAATCCTTTGTGTATTATTATAGCCTGTATAATACTATTAGCAAGCAACATCCCAATGAAATCATTTAAAGAATATTTAACAGAACAAAAAGAAAAAGTAGAAATAACAAAACCCCAACCAAATATTGGTTCAGGTCAGGTTAAAGCACAAGTCAAAGAAGAGCAACCACCGACACCAAAAGAAACTACAACACCAAAAACCGAAACATCAAAAACTCAAGATCCTTTTGCTGGAAATGAAAATATTAAAAAATTATATGGAGCATTTGCTGCTGCAGAACACCGTGGAGCAAAAGTTGAAAATCCTTTTGAATTTAATGAAAAAATATTCATAAGAACTAAAGGTGATAAATCTTCCAGTGCATATGGTCCAGTGCAAATGACAACGTCTACTGTTTCTGGATTTTTAAAAAATAATCCAAATGATTTTAAAGGAATAGAAGATTATACACAAAAATTTATTCAACAAGGCAGAAAAATGTTGAAAGCAAAAGAAGGTGATTTAAATTATTCTTTGGGTTGCAAAGGTGATTTGTGTGATCAAAAATATAATACAGATTATCAAAGTTTGGCTGCAACTGTAATACGTGGAAAAATGAAAGAAGCAAAAGTTGATCCAGATAAACCACTTTCAGATCAAGATTTAGAAAAAGTCATAGATCACTGGAGATATGGTTTAGGGTCTAAAAAATCTACTAAACAATCTGATAAAGGTTATTATGAAGCATTTATGAATGCTTACAATAATCAAACTAAAAGTTCAGGATAAACAATTATTGGATTTAAAATTTCTTTAATATTTACAGAATGACCATTTTCTTTCCACCAATTTAAAATTAAAGTATTAGAATTGATGTGGGCACATTTATCTTCTTCGCCTTTATCTGGGAAAACAGATTGCAAATTTATATTTTCAATTAACAGTGGTAAATTGTAAGTTTTACCCCCCATATACATTATATTTTCGCATATAGGCCATGCTTCTGCATTTGGTATTGTAAAATTAAATAAATTTATATCTTTAATATACCAATCTATTAATTTTTTTGCATAAGATCTTTTTATTAAAGAAAATAAACCAAATTCTTGTGTAATTCTTGGATGTAGATGATATGTAAGTCTTTGTGTACCATAGGTTATATTACCTAAATGTATACATTCCCAATCATCTGGCAAATTGTTTTCAAATTCTTCCCAAGTAAAATTCCAATAATTTGCTGTTTCAAATGAAACATCATCTTCTAAAAACAGAGCGGAATTGTCATCTGTTGTTTCATACCATTCTTTTATTGCCAACAAATGTGATGCAGTCACATAATGACCTTTAATCGATCCTAATTCATTTATTCTGTGACCAGTTATTATTTTTTTTGAATCAGATTCTTCAGTAGATATTTTTAAATCATAATTGTTAATATTATAATTTTTAAAATGATCTATAATATAATTTTGTCTATCGGTGCATGTCTCATAGGACATGCAATAAATTTTTGGTAAATTTTTTAATTTATTTTCTAGAGATATCATATTACAATTTTATATCAAGGTCTTTTATAAATTGAAATGAATCATCTTCTGCTTTCATACCACATTTGTGGGCAAACAATAATTTTTTTAATTTAAATTCAAGATCCCCCTTATATGATATTGGTTCTCTTAATTTTTCATTTACATCACAATACTGTTCTCCAATACAAATCATCATATAAGAATTATGATGCATTGCAAGCTTGTAAAAAACATCTGCAATAAAAAGATATGCTTCAGGTCTATTTGGAAGAATAGAAATTGCATTTTGAAAAAATGATTTTTCTGTATAAAGTCTGCTGCCTTGTCTTCTTATTGCAAGACCCGCACGAATCATACATTCATATTGAAGTAATTTATCATTACTTCTTTCTGCACAACGAATATAATGTGATATTGCTGAAGCAACTTGATTCATAGAATCATATGTTAAAGCTATTTTAAAATTTATTTCTGGATCTTCGGTGTTATGCGTATATTCAATCAGTTGTTTTGTTAAACGATCTATCATATATTTAATAGTCCTTTAATTAAATTTTCAGGAACTTTTAATAAACAAGCAGAATTATCTTGGAATCCAAAAGTTATGTAAAAATGTTCATCTTTAAATGCCATTCCAGCACAAAATTCAATATCACCACCCAAAAAACTAAAATCATCAGACCAACCAATTTTTACAAAATTTTTATCCCATAAAACAATTCTGTGTCTATAGATTCCGTCTTTTCTTCCTATAAAATCATTAAAAAGATCTACTTCATGAGTAATGGTAATATAATAATCTTTCCAAGGAATTACTTGAGAACCACCTCTCAAATCTCTATTCAAAGGTTTATACTCACCCACATAAACTTGTTCCGATGACAAGTTATCAATATCTACTTTTACTAATTCTGTTGGGTTTGTCCATTTAACATAATGAAATGGTTTATCTAAAACTGGCATCCAGTTTTTTTCACAATAGCTATCTTTATCTATAGGTGGTTCAATTCTATAACGTTTTATTTCTTTTACAGAATAATTGTTAATTGACAATTCTGATAATTCAATTCTTCCCTGCCCGTTTGTTGTGGTATCTCTTCTTACGCCTGATAGATATATTTTATTGTCCCAATAAACAATTCTAGCATCTTCAAGTCCAACAAATTCCCATAGAGGCTCAACATCAAGCAGTGATGTATCGATAACAAGATTTTTTAAAACTAAACCATTATCATCAATTTCACAATAATAATTTGTTGTTTTTAATTTTTGATAATGTTCTGGGTGCAAATATACAAGTGGTCCCCATTCATGTAAAAATTTTTTCTTTTCAGAATGATAAATTGTATAATTTACATGACGTAAAATTACAATAGTTTTTCCTTCATGAAAAATAATAGAAGGATTCATTAATCCTGTACCATCAGTTAATGATGCAGGAATTATTAAAGGTGTAATTCTACCGCCGTTATCAATTGCTAATTTTGCTAAAGGTTGATTCAACATAATTAAAAAGGAATAGTCTCTGCAATGTATATAGGTGATTTATTTGCAAACCATTCTGGAATATTACCAATTTTCCATTTTGCAAATCGTTGTTTTTCATTGATGTAATATTTTCTATAAGCTGTCACTGCATTTTCATCTTTATATTGTTCTGGCATAGCCTGAGCAAAAGGAGTTAGTTTTCCCTTTGGGATATTTACAGGTGCATTATAAAGTTCATCCATCAACATTGCTTCCATAGAATGCACTTTATTGCCATATCTCGCAGAGTATTCTTTGCACAAAGCATATGCATGCTTCCATAGCCACATGTAATTTTTTCTGCTTTCGCGGACCCAAATACTACATGGGTGATTAATCATAGTTGCTTTGCAAATATTTTTCTTTGTGCAAATACTAGTCTGGTATTTTCTTTTTCCAGTATCTACGTGAAGGATTTCACCATCAAGAACATGATGTGCAGTCGAAAGCAATTGGCAAGATTCAACAATCATCTTAACTACATGCTTATCGCACATCATTTGTGCAGAAATTTCCGGCTGTTCATCCAATACAAAAATATTCATATTTCGTGATTCTCAAAAATGTTGTTAATAGTGCGATTGACTTTTATTAGTGTACCACAGGTGTACAGAGAAGGCAAGTCAAAAGCGCCAACATAAGAACAAGCCGAGCGAATTCCACCAAAAATTTCCTGTATCGTATTTCGTACAGATCCGCGATAGGGTACTTCAACTGTTCGTCCTTCCGATGCTCTATAATCGGAAAGCCCGCCATTGTACTTTTCATTTGCAGTTTTACTGCTCATGCCGTAGTGCAACATTCGGAGCTCTCCATGCTCACCATGTCGTATTTCGCCACCACATTCATCGTGACCGGCAAATATTCCTCCCGCCATTACAAAGGCAGCGCCAGCCACAAAAGATTTTGCAAAATCTCCGGGGTGTATGATACCGCCGTCAGCAACGATCCCAATATCGAATGCTTCGGCTGTCTGTGCACACTCTAATACCGCTGATAGCTGTGGATAGCCCACGCCTGCCACACGCCGGGTCAGACACATCGACCCCGATCCTATTCCCACCTTTACGAGATCTACTCCAACTTTTGACAATTCCTCTACCCCCTCGGGGGTCACGACATTCCCTGCAATCAAAATAGACTTCGGCCATTTTTCTCTAACCTTTCTTGTAAAATTATGAAACTCGGTCATGTAGCCGTTTGCTACATCTACACAAACAAAAGTGGGGTCAGCAATATTTGCCGAATCCACAAACAATTTACTTTCAGAATCCAAACCAAGAGTCAAAGAAACATATTTTTCTTTATCTGGATAACTTGCAACAAAATTTGAATAATAACTTCCACCCTTACGAAGACAAGTTACAATTTTATATTCAGACAAAGCGAGGGCCATGTCATACGTTCCAACCGTTGACATGTTTGCTGCCATGATGGGAACACCAGACCAAGTAGTTCCGTTTTTGAACGTTTTGGTGACCTCAAGAGAAACTTCTTTTCTTGACTTTACATTGCTTTTTTGAGGAACAATAAGAACATCAGAATAATCAAGTTTTGGGTCGGCGTTAACAATCATAGACACATATAGTACCACCACAACTAAAATGGTCAACTATTATTTTGACTCTTCTATTCTTTTAACCGCATCTCTAAGACTTAACATTTTTTGTGCCAATTCTTTAGAAGTTATTTTTTGACGCAAATAATCTTCATATTTTGATATGATTATTTTTGCTTCACGGAACAGTACTGCGTGAAGATGGTTATTTTTTTTGTCTTCTTGTTCCATTAAAATTATTTATTCTGTGCCGATTGTCTCATCACGGATAAATCTAAAAACGCTATCGACATAAAATGATTTCCACATTTGTTCATTTATGTCCCATATTCCAAGTCTATCACCTGCAAGAGGAGAAAAGAAATTTTTTCTGGCTCCATATTCCTTTGTGGGAAGCATAGACGGTTCTAATGTTCCAGTCAATCTTCTTGAAGAACCATCTGTTCTTTTAATAAAGAATACTGTGCAAACTCCACTTAGTAGTTCTAAAATAATTTCGTGCGTAGAAATATGATCCGATGTGTAAGATTCTTCTTTATTTACTATTTTAACATCAATTCTATAATCCACTCCCGGATCAAACACGTTGGTATTTTGATTTATTTTATATTGCTGTAAATAATTTTCGTATGATCCATATGCTTCTGCAATAAAATTTTTGTATAAAACATCATTATTTTGTAATTTTTGATATGTTCTTAGTTGATAGTCAGAGCCACCATACTCACCTCTAAATGGTTTAGATTCAATATAAGAAAAATTTGATTCTTCAAATTCTTTTTTTAATTGAGTTCTTTGTCTGTCCAAAGAAGACAGCGCCGAACGAATGTTATTTTGTTTTGATTGTTCCATTAAAATTCTATTACAATTTCATTTTTTTTCTTCATTATATTTTTTGGTTTAATATCAAAATTTTCCATGGCCGATGAAATATGGTTTGAAGCAAAGACTGGAAATTTTAAATATATCGAACTGAAAGGAAATTTTTTTTCTTCTACAATTTGTTTTAAAACATTATTTATTTCTTCTATAAAATTTTTATTCATACCATCTACAATGTATACAATACCATGAATATTTTGAATTTTATGAATCATTTTATTATTTGATTTACTAAAAATATATAGTACACTCACAGGAACTTTTAAGTTCTCTAAAGTACTTTATAATAATCTCTCTAAAGAGTATATTAAAGTATATCTAAAGAAACTTTAAAATCACTTTTATTAATTCAAGATATTCAATAATTTTTGATTTTTTCGATTTTTTATGATTAAAACTTTTTAATAAATAATTTTATGCTTTCATTTAAACAATTTTTAACAGAAACCTCGCAGGGGTCTTCTATTCCTCTTGTATTGGATGATCCCGATTTTGCAAAAGTTTCTTCAAATAAAGGAAATTGGGCAAAAAAATTTATTAAAAGCAATGTCGCAGACCTCGCGGGATCATTAGTTGGAAATTATGTAGTAAAGCCAACAGCAGAAAAAATTGGATTTTTCGAACCTTTTGAGTCTGGTGGAACAGTTCATAAAATTTTATCAAATTCTCCTGAATGGGTTACAAACACTACAGAAAAGGCATTAGATTTAACTCAAACCGGACTTGGATTAGTATTGGATCCAATTCAAACTGCTGGAAACTTTATAGCCAAAAAAATTGAAGATTCTGGAAATAAAAAATTACAATCAATAAGACACACAGATCCTGCCAGCAAATCAGATTATGAAAAGGCAGCAAAAGAGGCAGAACAAAGAAGAAAAGCAAGAGGAATAAAAACACCAGAAGAGTTATCAACAGAACAGTCCTCAAATCCAGAACCATACAGAATGAGGGCTGGATAAAAAAAAATTTATAAATATTTTCATGCAATATTTAACAAATTATTATAAAAATTTATCGGAACAACTTCAAGAGAGAATCAACATTCTTGAAAAATATCTTGCAGAAGTAAAAGTGACTAAGGTAGTCGATGGAGTGACAGTAAAATGGGATCCTAGCAAGGAATCAGAAAAAGAAGCTACTGAACGTGCACTTAATACTGATCCAAGAGCAAGTGCTCTAGCAAAAGATCCCTTTGACCGAAGTGAATGGGATAAAGAAGTAGATAAAATTGAAAATGACATGTTGCGAAAGAGACGAGATCTGACGCTAAATTCCATGAGAGTAGCAGCAAATACTGTTGAATATGATCGAAATGCTCCAGGGGAATCATTAAATAGAAATAGTATCTCCCTTCAAGCAGAAAGAAGAAGAGAAGCAGAAGAACGGAACGAGCGAGAATTGCGCGATTCCCCTTATTACAAGCCAAAACAACAGCCAAAACCGGGTGAACCGGGATATCAGGGCCCTTCGGCTGGAAGAAAACAATAAAATAAATTAAAATTTTTCAGTGAACCTTTTCCGGCTCTTTTGGGGCCGGAAATTTTTTTAGCCATCCCATGGTTTTTGAGAATTGGGGTTAGGGGGGTGGGGGTACTGGACGGGATCAAAATTATTTGAGAAAATTAAAGAGGTATGAGAGAATTGAGGGGGTGGAGAGCTAGCCCGCCCAAATATTAATATTTCTTAGGGGACCCATTTTACTGTTTGGACACGACCACCAAGGAGATTCTACCATGACCCCTAGCGGGTTGTCAAGTTCCGATAATGGCACAACCCCCCTTTCGGGGGGTTGCTGTTTTCCGATCCTCCTTTTTTACTTGGTCGCCAATTCCATCAGGGCGGCGAAGTCTGTGTCGCTGATGCGGAGCAGCCCCTGCTGCTCCATCCAGAGGACGTACTGGGCGTAAACCTTGACCTTGTTGCCCTTAAAGCCGAGTTCGCGCTTGATGATCGTGTAGCAGGTCGGAGCCTTGCTCGTCAGGCGAATCTTGTGCATGATCTCGCCCTCCAAGCCGATGCGGAGAGTGTGGGCGCGGAGCGCGTTGATCTGGGCGGGGGTGGAGAGAACGATGGAGGAGTTGGTGCTCATGCGTACATTGTAACACAACCCACCCTCCCATGTCAAGGGGTGGAACGATAAGTCCGATAACACCTCGCTTGACAACAAAGACACCTTGTGGTACAATATACTTGGTCGCTCTTAAAAATTTCAAATTTCAAAGAAACAAAGAAGCCCCCTTTCGGGGGCCGGGAGGGTTTAGCCCTCCGCGTGTTGGTCCCAGTAGAGCGCGTGGTCCTCGTCGGCCTCGTAGCCCCATTCCTCCAATGCCTCAATTTCCTCCTCGCGGCGAGCCTCGCGCTCGCGCGCCTGCTCCTCCTCGCAAAACGGGCAGAGGCTGTCCGTGTAGGCATACTCGGCGCGGTGGCAGAAGCAGGGGAAGTGTTCGTCTTCGTGGTTGTGGGTGGTGTTGCACATGATGCCATTCTAGCATACCGGGGCGGAGTTGTCAAGAGCCTATTCCCGCGATTTACATATAAAGGCAAAGCCCACCAAGTAGATTCTACCACGATGTTCTCAAAATGTCAACCCCCACCCCCCGAAGGGGGGTGGGGGTTCTGTCGGGCTGTTAGGCCCGGTTCGGGTTTACTACGATTGCTTCGATCCGTTCGATTCGTTCGGTCTTGCAGGACCGCCAATCTTGCGCGGTGAGATCCCAGTAGGAGATCATGTTCTCCGGCATCCGGCGGGTTCCCTTCGGGATGTTCGCGCTCGGAATCAACTGGTCATCGTTGGTTCCCAACGCGATCCGCAGAGAGCCATCCATCTTGCGATAGACGAATCGAACGATGCCCACGGCCATTGCCGCGCGGAGGTTTGAGGCGAGAGGGTAGGAGGAAACGGTGGTGGTGAGTGTCATGCCCGCAGTATAGCAGACGACTCCAAAGGTGTCAAGTCACCACATGGCAAGTCCGATAACACTCGGCTTGACAACGGAGACACCTTGAGGTACAATCTACTTGGTGAAATAAAATAAAAACAGGGGGAAAGTCCGATAACGCAATGTTGCATGGGGGCTTGACACCATCGGCAGCGTGTGGTAAGATTGGCGCATCGGGCCGAGTGGCCCATTCAACACCCTCTACGGAGACAGTCAGATGAACAGCACCACCCAGTTCCTCCCCGGCTTTGAGTCCCTGATGATGGCCGATCCCCACCCATCCAACACGGCGAACACCCACTCTCCCCGTGGCCTCGGCGGCAAGCGCGGCGTTCGCTATTCGGCGTCCACCGAACAGATCGCAGGATCGAACTACGTTCACCGCGAGTTCCGCGCTGCGGTCTGGGCGCTCACCTCCGGCGACCGTTGCGTGTCGGTGAAGGTGCAGGCCGATGCTTCGGACAGGATCGGCTACCACTTCGGATCCATGCTCGTCCGATCCGTCGATGGCAACTACGTTTCCATCGGCATGGACGCAGAGCAGATGCGTTCGGTCGCCGCTGCCCTCCTCGCCGCCGCCAACTCCTGCGGAGCCAAGTGGCGCAAGTAAGAACGGGATGGGGGAGGGGCTAACTGCCCCTCCCCTTGACTTCCCGCACCCCTAGCAGGTACAATACACCCATGAACACGCTCTTCCCCGTCCTTCGCATCGGTTCGATCCTCAACGCCATTGCCGCTGGCATCTTCGGAGTATGGATGGCTTTCAACGGAGACACCTATGGCAGCGTCTTCTGCCTTGTGATGGGAGCCATCTCCATCGTCCTCTCGCTGTTTGCCAATAAGTGCCAGAAAGAATATTTCTCCACTCGTTGACTTGACTTCCCGCACCACCTACGGTACAATACACCCATGAATCGCACCACCGTTGCAGACCTCGTCCTTTCCGTTCGCCACCTGAACTCGGCTATGGGATTCTCCGATGATGCCGCAGCAGCCATCGGCGTGAACTCCGCTCCCGGTTCCTACTTCTTGCAGGGAGCCTACGGAGGCTGGCAACTTCAGCGCGTCCACCCGATGGGTGGGTGCGAGTCCGTGACCTCGGGCTACCGCAGCAAGCGGGAACTGAACGAACTGGTGAACGCGATCCGCTACGGCGTATTGGAGGGGACGGTACGCATGACCGGGCTAACGATCTAACGAGGTGGTGCTCGTCAACCGAAAAGGCTAACGCCCTGCCCCGGAAGTTCCGGGGCTAGGTTTTTTTATTGGCACTTGACATCGGACGGGATCTGTGATAGAATCTACTTGGTGTTCAAGTATAATAACGATTCTTTTTTCACTTGGGGACCAAGTAGATTCTACCATACCACCCTCCACATTGTCAAGTGGGGATATCGGACTCTGTATGATTTTATTTCTTGCGAGTACTTGACACCC